TATTGTCGAGTCCCTAGGTACAGCTGGAGCTAAAGTCTACGGCAATCGAGCTTCTTTATTCGGGTATTGGATTACAGAACATTGTAAGTGGTCATTAATACCGAAGTAGTTGTTATGAGGAAAATGATCCGATGGATGCACGGCATAACGAATGAATCATATAACAAGGATAGTATTAATGATTGTATTGCGCTTATCTGGATGCTTGGGCTGGCGGTAACATGGGTATTATTAAGTATTTTATTTTATTAAGAGGCAAAAAACATGACTAATGAACTAGAAAAAGAATTAACATGTACTTTATGTAAAAAACAGCAAGAAACGCATAGTGAAATTGTTTATAGCCAAGGGGAGAGGGTTTGTATTAGCTGTAAAGAAGTAACTCAGAAAGCCGATAATTTACAGTTTGATTTAGATATGAATCGCAGAATAACAGGGGTAAGACATGGAAACAGTATTAAATAAAATCACATTATACCCAGCAAAAAATCTTTCTAAGCAGGGTGTAGGTAGCGGCCGGTATTATGTTAACTACAGCGATCATATTGCAGTAGTTGAGCAACTACAATCTGAGCTTAAAGCAGAGCGTGAGAAAATGGCGAGGTATGAGCGAGCATTAAAAGGTATCCAAGATTTTGGACATAGTGAAGGGCATGGACGTGGTTTTACATGCGCAAATACAGCCAAACGAGCATTATCCAATGAAGGTTGTGAGTGATGTATAATCCAGAGATTGATAAGGCCGTAGCAGAGGCGCAGGGGTGGACTGAACGTCAAAATGTAGCATGGGATGAGCAAATTAACCCAGATATTATGTTTTTCAATATGAGCAAAGGAGTTATAAGTTTTAATGAAGGTTATCACCCATCAACTAACTGGCAGCAAGCAGGGGAGTTACAAGTAAAATTTAATATAAGCGTTAGTCCATGTATGCATAAGCCTAAATGTGGCTGCGATGGATGGGAGGCGATTATATTTACTGACAGAGAAATATATATAGGCAACGGAAAAACCCCACAAGAAGCTATTTGCAAAGCCGTTATCGCAATGCACGAGGGGGAATAATGACGGACGAAAATAAAATAGATATTACAGCTAACTTAGAAGCAATAATTGATTACTCCGTTGATTCAGTTGCTACAAATATTTGTGAAGCCCTAACTCCTGCTGTTAAAGCCCTTCAAGCAGAGAACGAAAGGCTAAAAAGTATCGTTATTGGCGCTGATTTTTTAATTAAAAAAACTATCTTTCGAGAGAAAGTTGTCTGAAGGAATGGATTGCATGATCGATGAGTTCCAGAGCGACGTTAAATCTATTACTGATGGGGAGTGTTAACGATGACAGTTAAAAGTATAGTAACAAACCGGAAAAAACTAGAGCAGGTATCAGAGTCATTGTTGTTCGTGGGTGGCGACGAGACATATCGGCCCTTAGTCATCAAAGACCTACTCGACACCGCAGACGCCCACCCCTGCCTAGGACTGGCAGCGCCGCAGATAGGCTATCTGGTACGTGCATTCGTGATGAGATATGAGGGTGAATACCTCATCGTAATCAATCCCGAGATACTAATTGCAAAAGGCCAACGCGACTATAAGCGCGAAGGGTGTTTATCTCGTCCCGGCATCACAGTAAAGAAAGGCAGACACAAACGCATCACTGTCAAGTATTACAATGAAGCGGGTGACAGCATCGAACGCAAGTTCACCAATCTGAACGCTCGTGTATTTCAGCATGAACTTGATCATTTGAACGGAGTATTGATATGAACGAGTATTTATTAGAAGTCGTTACTGAAGAGGGGTATGGCGTCAAAGGAATCGGCTTAGAGAAAATATTTTCGTTAGCAAAAGTAAATGGAAATATAATAATCAGAGAAGAATGCGACGGGTATTTCTCAAAAGAATTAACCCCTGAGCAGGCTATTGAGCTTTTTAACGAAGCCATCGCATGGGTGTCACAATGAATAAAATAGTTGAAGATACTCAAACGACATTGCATTCAGTCTGCTAGTTTACATGTCAACCCCGATAACTAAACAATCACCAATATGGTTGGCGCGGCAAGATCCCGACGCGCCGGGTATAAATCCGCACTATCGAAGATCAATCATGTACTACCGTAAACTGTACCAAGCATGGCCCGACTGGTGTGCTAATCATCCTTACTTTAAATACCTACGCGACGAATGCCGCAGACGCCGCGCAAGAGGTGAAGACGTTGAGATTGATCACAGGGTACCAATCAGTCACCCGCATGTGTGCGGGCTTCACGTACCTTGGAATCTGATGATCATTAGTGCTATCGAGAACAGACATAAATCGAATCACTACTGGGAAGACATGTGGAATGAACAACTATTTTTCGATTTACCTATCGCGCTATTACACCCTCAAATGAGTTTGTCGTTATGACTATTTATCATTATCGCTGCTCGTTAAGAAATAAATGCGGTGCGCGCAAAACGTTAAAGCGACCGATTGAGAAATACATCAGACGCCCGAAATGCCCTAGGTGTCATAAAGACACTTTAAAATTTGATCCATCCCGTAGGCGTGAACGTAATAATAATCTCTGTAAATGTGATGGCATGGAAGGCGGTTGGCCACATAGAAAAGGATCAAGTGTATGGTGTCACAAATCTAAAAAGCAACCGACTGAAGAAGATTATTTAGAACGATACGGATATTAATTCATTTTGTATCGCATTCCTTATCCTTAAATAGCGCGGCATACATTTCACAGTTAGCATGTGTCTTTTCGTCTATCATCAGACCGTTTGTCCCATTCGGATACTTACGCCAGCACTTATGCCCCTCTGGGATTTTACGACCACATTCATCGGGTTCAAACTCAT